AGGTGCAAACGGAGTAGGTGCAAACGGAGTAGGTGCAAACGGAGTAGGTGCAAACGGAGTAGGTGCAAACGGAGTAGGTGCAAACGGAGTAGGTGCAAACGGAGTAGGAACAAACAAAAGTGTCATATACAACCCTAGTAAAGACAACATCTTAGACTATTTACTCAATTCCAACCACCCCAGTTATTTTAGTGTCTATCAAGAGCCGAAATTATCTGTCCAACCTGAAACAAGTAATAAAGATCTCGTCGCGGTAATCTCAGCTCGCCCCCTTTACGTCAGGCTCAATAAAAAATCCCTCTTTGGTTCCGAGAAAACCATGTTTACAACTTATTACGTGGATAACCTCTGTGTCCACCCCGCTTACCGGAAAAAAGGCATTGCTTCTACAATGATTCAAACCCACTATTATAATCTTAGACAACAAAATAAACAGATTACAACTTGTCTCTTCAAGAGAGAAGGCACCTTAAATGCGATTGTTCCATTAGTGGCCTTTAACACCTATTGTCTTTCGTTAGCAGGTCTAGTCAATAATTTACGCGCGCCTCAACACAACCTTATTGAAATCGGCGTGAATCAACTCCACTTATGCATGGATTTTATCAAAAATCAAATGCCAACGTTTAGGTGCGTTATTTTGCCGGACGTCACAAGTCTCACGCATTTGATTAAGACGGGGAATATACGGATATATTGCTTGCTTCACGCAAATACTAGTACTATCATCGCCTGCTACATCTTCCGTCTATTAGAACTCAGCTACGACGGGCAAAAAGTGTGTGAGTGTATTGCTACCATCAACACGTGTAAAACACTTGAACTCTTCAATTACGGTTTTCACCAAGCTTGTAATAAATTAAAAGAAACACACGCGATTGCCTTGGTTTTGCTAGAAGAAACTTCGCATACAAGTACGTTAGTCACACCCACGTTAAAAACCCTGATTCAATTCACAAGCCCGACGGCTTTTTTCTTTTACAATTATGCGTGTTATACATTGAATGGGAGAGAATGTTTGATAGTCTATTAAGACTCCCTAAAGTGTTTCAACGGGTATATTTCCCTGCCCTGGCAAAAGAATCTACAATGAAAATTAGGAAGACCCCCAAAAACGAGTACAAGATTAATTCTTCCACCACGTGCCCCGTCTTTTCATCCTTTTGCTCTTCCAATAGTAGAATCATATAATTGAGTTTCTCTAAAAGCTGGTCTTTGCTCCCGGCCTTTTGGCTCATCTGCGTATAATAGGGCAAAGCTTGGTTGTAGGGTCCCGCATAGTTATTCGCCCCCGTATAGGTATTGACACCATAGGGATTGGGTGACCCATAATAACCTTGCGTAGGCAAACTATTAAAACCCTCTTTAGATACTGGCGTATCAACATTCACGACACTATCTTGTTCATTACCGGCTCCTATAGGGGTGACATGGTATTTTAAGTTAGAGATTGAATTCAATTCATCCATGTTCGCCTGATTAATATTGGGTTCGCTAGTCTTTCTATTTTGCAATTCCGCATGGGGTGGAGGGTAAAAATCCGCCATGCCCTCATCAATATCAGGGCTTATTTGATTGTGAATAGAACCAATCATGGTTTCTACGTTTTTATTATAGTGGCGTTCCCCCCCAGCGTTCACAGGCATGCCGTTATTTTCATTGAGACGGCCATTATTAATACGTGCGTTGTTAATAGGTGCGTTGTTAATAGGTGCGTTGTTAATAGGTGCGTTGTTAATAGGTCGCCTTAATGTTTTATTTTTCCGTTGTGTTTTTTTGGTTTCTATTTCATTGTCATTTTCATTGGAATTATAAGGAGCGCCTTGTAATCCAAAATTCATATCTATATGAAAAAGAGATATTTTTATTTTGTTTAGGGACTTATTTACACTTTTGGGAAAAGTGTGGCAAAAAAAACAACCTTTTTTCCAAAAAGGTTGAACCAAAAAGGTAGGATCAAAAAGGTTGAACCAAAAGTGCAATAGTAATAAATTTTTACTTTGCTAAATATTGTAAATTTTTATAGACTTATAACAAATGACATTCGCAATGCCCAAAATGAAATGGCCTAAATTAAATTGGTCTAGCATTTATAAAATCAGTTTATTTGAAGTCGTCATCTTGTTTGCGATATTATTTTTCACTTATACAATGCCCCTGACTGTGAATAAATTTAGTCGTTCTTTCTTTGGGAAATTACTAATTCTGCTGTCTGTTGGGTTGGTCGCCCATTATAAAATTATCTATGGCCTTGTCTTGGCAGTTTTATTTATTGTCATATCGGAGATTGGTTATATGGAAAGCTTTAGCGACATGGATAAAAAAACAGGCGACGACAAGAAAAAAACAAGTGACAACAAGAAAAAAACAAGTGACAAAAACAAAAAAACAAGTGACAAGAAAAAACAGGCCGGTAAAGAAGGAATGACAGGCAAAGACGGATTAACAACCGATCAAGAATCCAAAATCGCCTTTATTAAAGACCATTGTGGAGACAAAAAAGTCACTTTTGATTTAGAAACTATCCAGCGAGATTATACAGGTTTAAAATTTAATGCTGGGGTCTGTGACCCGTGTGAACCCACGTGTCAATATTATATTGACAATACCAGCGACAGTTTATATACTTATAATAAACTTGTCAATCCAGTGGACAAGCAACTCTAAAACATTATTTTTATATATAATATCTCTCTTATATATATTATGAGTCTCTTCATCGCGTTATTATTAATTGGTATAATGCTCGTGACAATTATTTTGAACCCTTATCAGAAAACCGCCATTGAACCCTTTGAAAGTTCCTTCTTAAATAAAGTGAAAAGTAATTTTCGGCGAAAGAAAAGAAAAGCCCGGATGTTAAAGGATGGTTTTACTAATAATGTAGAACATAAAGTCAAACAGTTTGTAAGGAAGAATAATTTATAACAACCTTTTAAAAAAAGGTTGGGCCAAAACACAACCCGTCCGGAGAAAAAGGTTGGACCAAAACACAACCTTTTAAAAAAAGGTTGGACCAAAACACAACCTTTTAAAAAAAGGTTGGACCAAAACACAACCTTTTACACCTTTTCTCATTTAAAACGCACAAATTAAAATGTAAATGCTTTTATTTTATATTCTAATTCATCAATTTTTTTATAATATTTATAATAAACATTTAATCCATTTTCTATATTATCAATACCTGGAAGACACTTTTCTAATGTCTCGTTTTCTAAATATGTTTGAAAATTATCGTAATATGATATATGTTTGATTTCAATTTTAAATTTGCGTTCAAATCCTAACTCATTATTTGTAAATAAGATAAAATCGCCTATATTCATATTTGCAAAATCTCCTTTATTTAATCTACCTTCTACCTTTTTAATTCTTAATTTAATTAGAGAAAACCAAGGTTCAGATAAGTTTTTTTCATAAATAGACATTTTTTAAAGATATAATTGATTTATATTTATGTATTTTATTTCAATTTTATAATAAATAATGGTGCGTTTTAAATGAGAAAATGTGTAAAAAAAGGTTGGACCAAAACACAATCCGTCCGGAGAAAAAATAGCGATTATTTTACTATCCAATACTTTCATCCGGAGGGTTGTGTTTTGGTCCAACCTTTTTTTAAAAGGTTGTGTTTTGGTCCAACCTTTTTTTAAAAGGTTGTTGTAAGAAACAACTTCTCAATTTCCGTAAAATCATTAGTAGTGCGGAAGATACTATAAATTTCGGCAGACGTATATTTTAATTCCAATTCCGGCAAAAACATCTCTTCCGCAAATTCCAAATCCCAGAATAAATTCACCAAACGCATCACGTCATAGCGCGTACAACTGTTAAAATTAATTTTAATATCTATCCGCCCGGGGCGAATCAAGGCTTTATCCAACACTTCCGGTTTATTACTAGTCATAATAATAATCCGCCCACTGCACTCATTAATCCCGTCAAACATATTTAGCAAATACGACAAATTAGAGTTTGTCAAGGCCGGCGGCATGACACTATACATCTTGCTACTACTTTCGGTATCGGAGCCGCTGCCGCTCCCGTCTTTGTCTTTTAACAATTCTTGCAAAACACTCAAATTCAAACATTCATCGTCTTTCTTCTTCTTGATTTCTTTCGTCTTGGTATCCCGGCATTTCACAGCTTCACCCATCGCATCAATATCTTCAAAAATCAAAATACGTTGTTCTTGGGGAATAATATAATCATCGTTGATTTCCTCTTTAAAGATAATACTGTATAAATCTTGGTAATTCATCTGGTCGTTTAATTTGATATCAATGCCGTGCCGACCGGTGTAGTTCATCAGCTGTTTAATAAACCGAGTTTTCCCACACCCCGGTTCCCCATACAAGAGAATACCCAAATTATAGGGGATGCCTTTTTCTTGATACCACTCCTTGTTGTTTAGGAAAAAGTCAATTTTCTTCAACACATTGTCCATATCGTGAAAATAACTGTTGGCAAAGGTAATGGTAGATTCCCACGGCACGGCTTCAATATGCAAAGAACTATTAGTCCCATTCTCACTCGTCTTTTTTTTTCCCACTGCCGCGGCGGCAGTAATATAGAGTTGCGTTTCGTTAGACGACGTTTTCAAATACAGTTTATAGGCCTTGATAACCGTATTTATCCATTCTTGGATTTCCACCAATGTTAATGTGTACGAATAGATTTTTAGGATATTGTAATCAATGTATTCCATGCCCGCTAAACCCCGCATTTTCTCTTTGGAATTCGTCGTGATGAGGCCAAAGATCGCAGGTGTCAAGACAAATTCTTTGGATTGGTCTACCAGGTATTCGCTGTGTTTCTCTAATTTGCCTTCATATTCCGTGTCCCATACAGTATCGGTCACTTCGCGGATTTTGTAAATGGTTTTATTTTGCTTGGCGAGGTGATGCATTATAGCCCTAAATTTTGTACTGCGTTTTTCTTCATAGGACATTAAAACAACCGTTTGCTTATTGGGTTCTTTGTTGATTAGGGTGTATAACCGGCGTTTCAAATCGCGAGGACTTATATTTTTGTAGAGTAGATAAAGTAGTCCAAAAATACAGCAGTCTAGAATGACGTAACCGGTTTTTAAAGCAGTAATAATATGCGACACTTGACCCATAATTAGCGGGAACAGCACATAGTCGGGTACCATTTTAACTAAAGTGTCAAAGGTTAATACTTTTAACCAATAACTCTGTGATTGATTTCAATTTTATCGTTAAACACACCTTTTAATAAAAGGTGTAGCCAAAACACACTTTTGGCAAAAGTGTCGCAAAACCTGTACACTGAATTTGCACTGAAATTGCGCTGAATTTGCACTGAATTTGCACTGAAATTGCGCTGAATTTGCACTGAATTTGCACTGAAATTGCGCTGAATTTGCACTGAATTTACGCCGAAATTAATAGTGAGTTTCGCCACACTTTTTTCAAAAGTGTATATAAGTAACTATGGTCAAAAAAATACCCCTTCCCGAGCCTGGGCTCTTTAGTATTTTTCATCAAGCTTATATCCATCCCATAAACTCTAGTAAATTATTCGCCGGGATTCTGATGATTCTCATGAATGTCGGATCCAAATATATTGAAATTGGTTTAACCAAGACACAAGAACACGCTTTAAGAAATGGTTTAGGTCGTGAAATTGTAATTTTTTGCGTGGTCTTTTTAGGCACACGTGATTTATTACTATCAATTTTAATGACATCCGCGTTTATTATCTTATCGGACCATATTTTCAACGAAAAGAGTCGGTTTTGTATTATGCCGGCGAAAATGAAACATATTGCCACGCTCATTGATACCAATGATGATGGTGTTATTTCGCAAGAGGAAATACGCAAAGCCACAGAGATTTTGGCAAAGGCGAAAAAAGCCGAAAGCCGGTCACAGCAAGGGCAATTTTTGCAATACATGAATAATTATAATAGTCAAGATGGAGCTGACGTGTCTTTTACAGAGAGTTTTTCTGCTCTAAATAATGGTATTGAATATTTGGAAGTTTAACGAAAATTTTTATATACAATTAATGTAGTATATAAAAAAATGAATAATATAAGTGTGAATAATATAAGAATGAATAATATAAGAAACACTAATAAAGTCGTAGAATTATTAAAAGTCTATTTAAACACGAGAGGTGATTTTCGGTCTACGAGACCCGTCCCCTTTATGGATAAAGGACTCCTGCTGTTTACAACAAAAGTTTTTTTAGACCCGGCAATTTTGAAAGGCAACAATATAAGTGTAAGGCAAGTGTTTCTGAGCTATGAAGTCTTTTATAATGCAGTGCGTTTATTACAAAGTGCGAATTATGCGAATTATACACCGGCAGAAATTCAAAAGAATAATTTGGAAGTCTTTAGAAAAGAGTTTTTGAAAGAAAAAATGGTGATACCCATTGGCAGCAGAAAAATGTCCATCATTAAAAGCGCCTACGCCCCCAACAGTTTTAAAACTGCTATAAGCACAAGTTTACCTAGAAACGCTTTACCCTATGAAGTAAAATTTGATGTCACCGTTTTGGATGTCGTGCGCGATTTAAAAGAAGTGGATTTTAAGCGGGCCAATTGTAAAATTAAAGCAAATGAATTGAATCAACAAGCCAAAGAAATTTTCAATATTGATTTAGGCTTAGATGATGAGTTTGCCCCGATAAAACGATCTATATTAAACCCGCCAAGCGGCTATAGCAGTAAAAATCCTTATGCTTATGGCAGTACTAATCCTTATGGCAGTACTAATCCTTATGGCAGCGCTAATCCTTATACTAATCCTTATACTAATCCTTATACTAATCCTTATACTAATCCTTATGCTAATCCTTATGGCAGTACTAATCCTTATGGCACCACTAATCCTTATGGCACCGCTAATCCTTATGGTACCGCTAATCCTTATGGCACTAATGACTTGACCAGAACTCGCAAAGAAATTAGTCTTTTATTAAAGGAACAAGAGAGAGACGAAGATAAAAGGGCCAAAGAATATTATACGACCGAGTGGCTTAATTACAAGGACCAACGTCAAAATGAAGGGCTACCGGTACTGTCTATGTCAGAGTGGATTGCGGACCGGGAACGAAAACAAGTTGTAAATAAATATAAAAATGAGTGGTTAAAATACAAACAAGAACAAGAGGCCGCGGGTAAGCAAGCCGATATAGATAAATGGCGAAAAAATAAAGGGGAAGAAGAAAATGTCAATCAAAGTGATTTTTTCGCGAAAAAATGGTTAAATTATAAAAGTGATCAAGTCATTTTGGGGAAAAAACCAGTCTTACAAGACTGGCTTAAAGCCGAGGTGAAAAAATACAAAAGGCGCGATCCCTTTGATGAGGATTATTTCGGAGGCAAAAAAAAGAAAAAGCGCACAACAGCCCTCAAACGTAGGAAAAAAAATGCCCGAAGAAAGCAGTATACCAAAAAGCGGATATAGATATATAAAAATATATATATATATATAAAATTACTCTGGCAAGAGCAAACATTCCATACGAAACCCCTCTGCCAAATCCGAAGGAATGTAATTAAAGTCCACCAAGGCTCGGTTTAAACAGTATAAATCTTCGGCTTTCGGTTCCGCTGCCAACGCTTTTTCAAACAAGTCCTGATCGTGATAATATTTTCTAGCGGTTTTAATACCGCATTTCTTAAAGATGGCCAGAATATTATCACTTTTATCTCCCGCCACGATTTTACAAAAGAGATCTTGTTGGGGATCGCCTGACGAATTTTTGCTCTGGGTTAAATCTTGATATTTTAAATTACGCAAATGTACGTGATCATCTTGCAGCTGAAGATAATCGTGATCATTCGCAATAATCCAAACATGTGCATCAGGGTAGGTTTTACGTAAATGCATTGTAGTGAGAGCAATACAATCATCCGCTTCCAAATGCTGATACATGAGCGTCGCAGCTACGCCGGCTGCTTCAAATAATTTCTCATCGTAGGTAAGTTTAAAGAATTTACTGACTCCGAATTCATCATCTTTAGTGCGTGTCAATTTATAATCAGGATAAATATGATTGCGCCAGATATCAGCCCGTTTACAATCTATTGCGGCGAGTTTGATGGAGCTGGCCAAGCCCAGACAGTCATTCATTTCCGCGATGCGGGATTCAAAAGTTTTTTTAAATTTTTCTATAAACGCTGGATCATCATTACAGGAAATATCGGGTTTTTCGCCGGCTTTGGCATTTTTCCACCAGACGTTTAAGGCGAAATATCGGTAAAATACAAAATAGCTCCCGTCAATCAGTACAAAGTTTGTTGTATTGTCATCTACAATTGGGTTTGTATAGATAATATTTACCCCAGCTTCCGCGGCAAGTCTGATGGCTTCGGCTTCGGCTTCAGCATCGCTTACGATTGTCCGCATAATTTCACCGGACCCGGGTTCGTTTGCGCCTACTACGTTTGCTGCGTTTGCTCCCGCTGCGTTTGCTCCCACTGCGTTTGCACCAACTGCGTTTGCACCCACTGCGTTTGCTGAGCCCACTGCGTTTGCTGAGCCCACTGCGTTTGCTCCTACTGCGTTTGCTCCTACTGCCTTTGCAGTCGCCCTTGGCTTTCTGACTTTTTTTTCGGGTGCATTCACGTCTTTTTCTTTCTTTTCTTTCTTTTCTTTCTTTTCTTTGGTACTCATTTTTCTCTACTATTTACTATTAAGACATACTTTTTAAACCTGTTCAATTTTATATTATAATATTATATATTTATATAATGCTTAAACAGATTATAATCTCAGCAGTGGTGATGTTATTATTAGACGCAGTTTATCTCTCTTCTTTTAGCGAGTTTTTTAACAATGTTGTCCAAAAAGTCCAAGGCAGTCGGATCAAATTTAAGATCAGCGGCGCCATCTTATGTTATATGTTGTTGATCGGAGGTCTGTATTATTTTATAATCAGCCGCCAGAAATCAATTCTAGAAGCATTTATGTTGGGTATTGTTATTTATGGGGTCTATGAAACCACTACTTATGCTATATTGGATAAATGGTCGCCACGGGCAGTGTTATTGGATACGCTGTGGGGTGGCATATTGTTTGCACTGACCACAAAGATCACATATTTTTTACGATAACAAATACGTTTTGGAAAAAAGGCATAAATAAACTTACTATGTTTCTAACAAAATACAGGTCATTCAATTAAATTGCGCGCGAGCTTCCATTTCTTCAATCCAAAGTTTCAAGCGTTTTTCAGCTACCAAATCGTAGGCCAGCGTCACACTAGGGTCGTTTTCATTGCCTTTAGCGGGTTCGTAGAGTAAGGCGAGGGCTTCAATTTCTTTCCATTGTTCGGCTTCTTGTGTAAGGTTGATGTCATTGTTGGATGAACTCATGTTGTTCATATAATTTTATAGGTTCATATAATTTTATAGGTTCATATAATTTTATAGGTTCATATAATTTTATAGGTTCATATAATTTTATAGGTTGTTATACTATTATTCATAGAATAACAATTCAATTTTTATATTTAACAATTTTACTAATGGTTAACCTTATAAATAGTTACCCTTATATCTACCCTTATAACTATCCTTATATCTACCCTTATAACTATCCTTATATCTACCCTTATAACTATCCTTATATCTACCCTTATAAAAGTGTGTTTTTTTGCTACACTTTTTTCTAAAAAAGTGTGTTTTTGCTAAAAAGTGTGTTTTTGCTAAAAAGTGTGTTTTTGCTAAAAAGTGTGTTTTAGATATCCAAACTCACAGTATTTTTATCGCTCTTTTGCTTGCGTTTCGGTTTGGGTAATTCAGTAAATTTAGCAATACTATCTACTTTATTTACAGGTATCTGTAGAGATATATTATTATTCGCCGTATTAATATTTTGCCGTAGACTATTCACTTGTTTGGGACCCTGACTTTGTGCCTGACTTTGTGCCTGTGCCTGTGCCTGACTTTGTGCTTGTGCTTGTGCCTGACTTTGCGATTGGACACGCTGTGCTGGCATTGGAGGCGGTTGCACGTTAATCGTCTTGGTTTTTAATCCTGCTAATAAATCACCAATATCCGACGGCCCTTTCATTTCGGGACGTTTATTAGAGCGCTCCGCCGGTTGTCTGCCGACGGTCTCAAATTGTTCTTGAATATTAATACCATCGTCCATTCCGCGTGCCCGGGCCAAGTCAGGCCGATTGGCCGGGGGAGCGTAGCGTTCACTCTTGGTTTGTTGAGTCGGCATTGGTGCCGGTGGCCGCATATTATTAAAGTTGATCCCGGCACCGCCGCTGCTGCCACTGCCACTGCCACTGCCACCGCCCGGCATAAAATTACTCATAAAACCTCCAAAACCCGGATTTTGTTGTCCCATACTGTTCACCGCCGCCTGTGTAAATTGCTGCGCCAGTTCTGGATTTTGCCGCATTATATCGTCCATACCGGGCATGGCGGATTTAAACATCGTATTCGTCATGTGCACCATAATCCCCGACCCCCCCAATTGAAACAATAATTTCAACTCTGGCGCCATTTTCGCCTTGGATTTGTATTTTTCGTGCAATTCCGCAAATATCTCGTCATAGTCCCCGATATTTTCATTCAATTGCTCCGCCCAGCCGTCCAGCTTGATATCAAACGGATCAAAACGGTTGTTCAAAAATTCTAAACCCGTAATGGCGGCCATCAACATCCGGCCTTGAAACTTGCAACTGTTGGAGCGCTCTTTTTCAGCAATGATCATTTCGTATTCCCCCTTCATTTCAGCCAAGGCAGATTCCATGGAATATTTTTTCGTCAAGCGGACGCCTTTGCGTTCCAGTTCTTCCAGCTTTCGTAAAACCTTGAATTTCTCCAAAAGCATTTCTTCGGGAGTCAACCGGGGGGTATTACTCAATTCTTTATCGGGATTAATCGGGACATTATTAAATTTTCCAAAACCATCCCAGGTTTTCCCTTCATCAAAAGATGTTTTATCGGCAGTAGATTTGCCGACTGAGGGCTTGGAATCATCATGGAGGCTTAAGATACTTCCCGTTAATGATTCTTCATCGTCATCTCTAAAATTCAGTTTAATACTGTCGTCTTTTTCGCCCCCGCCCCCGCCCCAAGCTTGATTAAATAAACTTGACTTGGATTTAGTCTTGGATGGTTTCATATCATTGGCGGAAGAGAGTGTATTCAATTCATCTTCTAAATCATTTAAATCGTCTAAATCAATATCCGCGCCCATACTTTTATTGCCACCATCATTTTTGCGTTTCTCATTCATCAAGAGTTCAATTCCTTCACCGAAATTCGCGGACTTTTGCCTACTACTTCCTCGGCTTAAATTAATTACTGGATGTTCATCTAAATTAGTAATGTCTATAATTTCCGCGTCAATATCCATTATGTTAAATTTATAAATTATAACTTTAAGTATTCCGCATAGCTTTATAATAATAGTTTTTCCTTTTTTTAAAAATAAAAAAAGGAAAAAACTAGCTAACTTAATTGAATATTGTTACGTTTCCAGTTTTTTTATATTTTATTTTTTGTATTTTATATTTTTTGTATTTTATATTTTTTATTTTTTTATATTTTTTTTTATTTTTATTTTTACAATAAGATATTTTCAAATATACTTTACCCAGGAAAGACTATTAATAAGACTTTTTTTCCACAGTTTTCTTAAATTCGTCATTCTCATCCACTTCAATAATAGCTTCAAGACAGACCGCTGGGTTTGGGTCAGTGTCGTTGTAAAACACACGTTCTTGTTCTTGCGAATCTTTTGCATAGTGTGAAGCTTTTGCACCTTGAGCTTTTGCACCTTGAGCGTTTGCAACTTGAGCTTTTGCAGCCGCTTGCTCAACATATTTACAGATACGAAATCGGATTGCCTTCATGGCGTTTACACAGCGATTGTATTCGCCCCAGAATTGAAATTCATTAAGCTCGCGGTTATGCCAAATAAAATCCACGCCACACTCTTGAGTCGTGCGTTTAAAATAATAACCGCCAATACCGATAATCTGTTTGACTAAATCGGTAGACGGTGGGGCGGGAATACTGCCATAATAGCTACAAGGGCGTGTGCGGGAATCATTTATAATCCAGTTTACTAAGTCAGGCGGCAAATCACAAAAGTGATTCGTAAGGTAACTAATATGCGACAGCATGTCGCAGTTACTGATTTTCACGAGGTTAAACCACATTGGTGGTACAATAACTTTCTTCTTCTGCGGCGGGGCTACTAAAGCCATGTTTTCAACGGCACTTAAAATTTGTTCAACTTGGTTATCAGACATTTTGTTTGTGGGAAATACTATTACTATAAATTAATAGAACGATTTCAATTTTAAAATATTCTGAACTTTTTGCAAAAATTTTTTATAAGAATTTTTGCATTGTTTAATTTTTTTTATTTAGATACCACAAACCTTGTAAAAAAGCATCCGCTAAATCGTCTTTTTTTTTGTGCGTTAAAAATGTCGGTAACCAAGCCACATTATTATCAAGTAATAATCCCTTTACTATTTCTACCCCGGCTTTTTTTCTCTCACTATAACTGGTTTTAACCGTTTTGGATAATATTTCCACTGTGCCCGCTGACGATTCTGTGCCCGCTGACGCTTCTGTGCCCGCTGACGCTGGCGCTTTCGTTTTTGTAAACATTTTCAATTTATTCGCGGAAGATATAAAGGCAATCTGCGGATTACCACGCATGATAAAATATTGTGCAAGCATCCCTTGGAGGGTTTTCATCCGGTTCGCAATAGGGCTAATTTGATTTTCTATAACAATTTTATCTAATAGTGAAATTTCAGTTTCACCCAAAACCTGGTCAAACGCTTTCACCAATTGGACACCCATTTGTATTAACGTCATTTCATTCGCTGACACCGAGACGATTTTATCAAATGTTTTTGCGGCCAAATACGTCGTAATCAGTGCGAGTAATTCATCTTTTTTACACGTCTCTGAATAGACAATACCTTGGGCTATTGCATAAGCCACCAAGGCTTCTCGCTTCCATTTTTTAATATTTTTTAGCGCAGTAGTTGGTAAAAAATACTCTCCCGACTGTTTAGCATGAGTTTGACAATAATACTGGTTGGCTTTACAATAAACAGCTTTCTTATTACAGAGAGAAAGTGGTAATGAGGCTGCCGATTTTGCTGCCGATTTTGCTGACGTTTTTGCTTTTGCTTTTAAAAAACAAGTGCAAACGTGTTCTTCCCCACAGAGATTAATCACATCCCAATAGAGAATGTCATATAGATTTGTTGTCAGATCAGACTCTACAATACAATAGGCTAAATTTTTGATACCGACATCAATGCTAATAATACGCATATAAATATATATACGCAATTTATATTTATATCAAATCAAGGTTGTATTTTGGCCCAACCTTTTTGAAAAGGTTGTATTTTGGCCCAACCTTTTTTGAAAAGGTTGTATTTTGGCCCAACCTTTTTTGAAAAGGTTGTTTAGTCATCCTCCTTTCTCTCTTTAAAATAATTCATAATGTCAAATTTAAATGCTTCTGTGAATTCCTCAGTAGGAATTAAGATACCACTGGCATCAGTTGTAAGATGTTTTAGTGGCGAATAGCCGTGTTTCACTAGAATTTGCCACCTTTCACAATATTTCCGGTTTGCTTTCGTGCCGTGATAATGGTGTCGTATAACGCCTGGCGTATAACCAATCCGCAGATGCTTCGCTGTCTTCTGATATTCAAACATACTGTTTTTGTAGTCATCGCTATAATTTGCGACGGTTGCATATTCAACTTTATTGATAAAAGCCAAAGCCATTATATGATCACCCGATCCAAGGACCCCTTTGTCATAGATCCCCCCGATCTTTTCGTAAGCTTTACGTGTCATAGCCCACGCAAAACCAGGATGCCAATAATCTGTTTTGGGTTTATAAGCTTTACCTTTGGTAAAACTATAACCTAAACTATTAAATATGTTTAGATTATTTTGCTTTGGATCCATATCAAGGCAATGACTAAAGACTTGCACAACATCTTTACACCCATTGAGTATCTTCAATGTGTCTAACGCCCACGTATTACTTTCAAACTCAACATCCGCATCAATCCAGGCGAATGCCTTGTAATTCTGCGGGAGTAAATATTTGACACCTAAATTGATCATGTTTTCTTTATGCCAGATGGGCACATCGGTTTTAATCTGTAGATGATGTTTGTTATTTTTATCGGTTACAATAAAACGTTGACCCGTGTAAATCAGTTCAACGACAAATAAATTCACATAGTCTTCTTCTTCTTCAAAACGTTTCACGAATTCACGCATCAAAATATACCGTTTCGCATATAAACACGGATTGGATATGACAATAATCACGTTTAATTTGGCTTCAATTGGATCATTATTCGCAATAGCATATTTTATATCATTCGTCTTATAGTAAATATTATCAATTTCAATCCCATTAATGATTGTCATTATATATACGTTTATAAAATATAATATAAACACAATTAGCGTATATTATAAAGATGCAGGTCAAATTAATTAGTTATTCACAACCGGTTGATGCTAACGCCACCAGTACAGTGCAAGACTTGGTGGCCTATTGCGCACGGGTATCCAATCCAAATAATCAACATAATACTGAGACGAATGAGAAACTGATTAAATATTTAATAAAAAATCAACACTGGTCGCCGTTAGAAATGGTCTCGGTTTGCCTAGAAATAGAAACAACGAGAGATATTGCGCGACAGATATTACGTCATCGGTCATTTTCTTTTCAGGAATTTTCACAACGGTATGCCGTCGCGGATTTAGGTATTGAAATACGCGATGCAAGGTTACAAGATCCGAAAAACCGGCAAAATAGTATCACAACTGATAACGACGCCTTGAAAAGCGAATGGTACGAGAAACAACAAACCATTGCTACTGACGTGGAAAATGTGTATAAATGGGCTTTGGCGAATGGAATTGCTAAAGAACAAGCGCGGGTCATCTTACCTGAAGGTATGACCATGTCCAGAATGTATATGAATGGGACATTGCGTTCGTGGGTACATTATATTCAATTACGGTCGGAAAATGGCACGCAAAAAGAACATAGAGACGTGGCGATTGCTTGTGCAAAGGTTATACAAGAAATATTTCCGATGATAGGTGATCTTTTATAAAGTCCAACCTTTTTTAAAAGGTTGTGTTTTGGTCCAACCTTTTTTTAAAAGGTTGTGTTTAGTTAGCCCGAGCATAACCTTGCCTCAAGAGTTGCTCTTGGGTAAAAACAGGTGTCACCATGCGACTTTGCAATTGCACATCAGATAAATACAAGTTCTTTAAATCACTATTTTCATAGCCAAACGGTTGAGAATTATCAGTACAAGATTTGTACAAAAAAGGTGTGTTATTCGTCGGTTGAGAAATCGGGTTTCCATATTTAGCCGGACAGCTGCAACAATCATCGCAGGCAGCCGCTTGGTTTTGTAAAATAATATTATCCGCATTTGTTGTTAAAAACTTGCGGTACGCCCAATTAGAATGAATTTTGTTCTCTTTCCGTATTTCTTCATTGAGTGCCCCTCCGGGTTGCCAATTGGCATAATTTCGTCCGTCTTTCATAATAGGTGGAAAATCAAAATGAATGTTGTTTGATCCAGAATAACAGGTGCCCCAACTCATATATATATAACACAACCTTTTAAAAACAACCTTTTAAAAACAACCTTTTAAAAACAACCTTTTAAAAACAACCTTTTAAAAAAAGGTTGGACCAAAACACAACCTTTTAAAAAAAGGTTGGACCAAAATACAACCTAAAATATTATTTATTCAACTAATATTTTATATGTGCATACGCTTCTACACTTGCTTTTATATAAAAGTGTGTTTTTGCTACACTTTTATATAAAAAGTGTGTTTTTGCTACACTTTTTTAAATAATGTGTTTTTTTAATACTGCCAATAATTCATTTTTCTTAAGTTTTTTAACTTCGTCTTTTTGGACTAAATCTTTTTCTAAAACAATCTTGCGTAATTCATCTACTTTTAAATCATCAAATTTTGTTGTTGTTGGTGCTGGCGTTTCGGTTGGTAGTGGCGCGTCTGTTGCAGGTTTTACTTCTACTGGTGCCAACACATCTACGGGTGCCAACACATCTACGGGTGCCAACACATCTACGGATGCCAATACATCTACGGGTGCCAACAAGTCTACAGGGTCCTCTACGGTTATTTCTTCAATCTTACTATTATCTGTACCAGATGGCACTTCCTCAATATGCAATAGATTAAATATATTTAAATTAGCCTCTTGCAGAACTAATTTGGACACACGATGAAATCCATCTTCTTCACTGTCGCTTTCACTATCATCTTCGCTCTCATCCTCAGAATCTTTTTCAGGTGTGTATATTTCTAAATGAGAGATGTCAATAATCTTAGTATCATTCATTGATAAATCACAAATGACAAGTTTATTGTGATCTGCTTCACTATGATCTGCTTCATTATTATCTGCTTCGCTATGATCTGCTTCACTAGCATCTGCTTCACTAGCATCTGCTTCGCTACCATCTGCTTCACTAGCACTATCATCGGTATCACTCCCATCTGCATCGCTACTGCTATCACAATCACTCTCAGTAATAACGATCTTCTTAGTATCAAGTTCAGCTACGGCTGCAAGTGCTTCAGCAGAGGCCAATTCATTAGAACTACTTACGATCTCAAAAATCATCCCATTTGCGTCTACGCCGTTTGCACCGTTTGCCCCTCCTCCGTTTGCCCTCGCCATCGCCATTGCCCGAAACTCTTGTTGCACATTTGCAATAAAAGACGAGAGAACTTGATTTTGTTTCACTAAAGCTTGTTCCAAATCTCTAATCTTCATATTTAAGTAATAATATATTGCCCCACAAATAACGACAGTTACTCCTGTTGATATTAAAAAAGTCCGATCAAATAAGCTCATTATTAGTATTAACGTATATATTTTAAATAGTTATTTTACGTAAAACACTTTTAACACACTTTTGGCAAAAGTGTCGCAAAACCTTTATATGCGGACGCACACATAAATTTATATTTCAGGTTTTGCCACACTTTTGCCAAAAGTGTAAATTTCAGGTTTTGCCACACTTTTGACACACTTTTGGCAAAAGTGTCGCAAAACCTTTATATGCGGACGCACACATAAATTTATATTTAATATTTTGCCAAAAGTGTACTTAAATTTAAATTATAGGTTTTGACACACTTTTGCCAAAAGTGTCGCAAAA